ACGACAGCGGCAACCGCCTCGGGCTCGGGCTGTGACTGCGAAGCAATCCACGCCTCATAGGAACGCATGGCAACCGATGCGGAGGTGGCGGGGTACGCTGGCACAAGCACGGGCCCAACGTCATACAGCCCGCTCACCTCTCGGATCTGCCTGACGGCCTTGCCGTCCTCACCTTGGCGGAATCCTTCGCCGCCCTTGTCCACGGTGAACGCAAAGGATGACCCACGCACGTCACGCCGCTGGATCAACTCCATAACGTCAGCCCGGCTCACCGGCGGCGTCACCACGTACCGCAGCCCCTTGTCGTCGCTGGACAACTCCAGGGTGCCGCTCGAGGTGCGGCCCAGCACGATGTTGCTGTCGTGGTTGAACAGGGCCACCACATCTTGGCGGCCACGCTGGCGGCTGAGAATCTTGTCAAAGGCACCCGGCAGGATCTCCTCACGGAACCCGCCGAGATCAAGGGAAAGCCGATTGTAGACGGCGGCGTACCCAATGATGGCCGCCCGGCCGTCAGCACGGCTTTCAACGATCAGATCGTTGTCATCCTCAAAGGCGAAGTCTCGGCGTTCAATTTCCATTGGTCGTGTCCTCCTCTTCGGCCTGGTCTTCGGCGTCGTCCTCGGGGCTGTCTTCGGCCTCGACAACGACCGGCTCAGGCATGGCCTCTGGCATTGGTGGCTCTTGGCCGATCTTGTCGAGCGTGGTCATGTTGAGTTGCATGAAGTGCATGTCGCCCTCTGGCCCAATCGGGTTGAGGTTCTCTAGCTCTCGCACTTCGTTCACGCTCATCCAGCCGTGGGTCAGGGCGGCCACGTAGTAAGCCGACCGGCTAGCGTGGTCGCCACGCAGCAGGCCGCTGACGCTGTGCTCCGAAAAATACGTCTCGTCATCCACGATCAGGTCGCGGGCAATCGCCGCTTCCCACCGCTTCAGGTGCGGCAGCAGGCAGTGCTGCACAAACTCCGTGCCCTGCACCTCAATGTTGCTGTAGGTGCTGCGGGTCAGGTCTTGGATCATGTGCGGCGGCACACGAAACGCCCGGCAGATTTCGATGACCTGATACTGCCGAGTCTCAAGGAACTGGGCCGCCTCGTTGCTGCCGCTCAGTTCTTTGGCGGAAACGCCCGCAGGAAGTACGGCCGTCCTGAAGGCACGGTCACTGCCTCGGTGCATCCTTTCCCAGTTTTCCCGCAGCCGCTCGGCGGCCTCCACCGGAATCGGGTTGCTGCTCTCCAGAATCACGCCAGGCCGTGCGTTGTTGCCGAAGTATGTGCTGCCGTGGGCCTCTAACGCCTGGGCTAGCCCAATGGCATTCTGGAAAAGCTTGTAGGTCGGCACCGGCCGGATGCCGTCCTCAGTCGTGAACCGCAGGCAGAAAATCTGATCCTGTGAATAGATCGTCTGCCTGCCGCTAGGCTCCCGGTACTTGTACCGCACCGTGCCGTCCTCGAGCCGCTCAGGCTCCATGCGGCTGCTGTGCAGCGGCCACAGTTCCGACACGGCACCACGCTCGCCAGGGCGGATCTCGGCATAGCTCGCACCGTAATGCAGATACATGCCGGTCATCCAATCCCGGAATTCCTGAGCGGTCTGCCACGGGTTGGGCTGCATGTGCAGCAGCCGGTACACCGGATGCGTCGGTGCCTTCACCTTGCCGCCGCTAGTCAGCCGCTCGTAGACGTGCAAGGGCAGGGCAGACACGGCATCCGAGATGACCCGAATGCAGGCCGTGTAGGCCGAGCACGCCATTGAGTTGTCCGCGTTCACCCGAATGCCCGAAGGCGTCCGGTTGGAATTCGCCTCGTTCCACTCAATGCCACGAAGCTCGAGCATGCGGTAATCGGTGGCGTTTTCGCTCATAGCGTCAGGATGTCCCACGACTGGCTTGGTGAAACGGAGGTGGCGTAGACGCCGGCCGCCATCACAAGGCTCACGATGCCGTCAATTCGTTCGTGACTTCTTTGCTTGCTTGGCTTGATGTTCTGGCCATCGGTCTGAATTGCGACGTTCCCGGCCTGCCACGTCAAAACCTCGTGGCCACCGTGGAGTAACTTGCCGCTGCAAATCCATGCCTCGACCTGGAGCGAAGGCGCTGACATGGCGCCATAACCCTGTCCAAAACCTACAACCGGCAGCCCATCCTCTTGCAGAAGCTCTTGGGTCAAATGCGTGGAGTTCCAGCGATCCACTGCGATCTGCTTGATGGTGTAACGCTTGGCCAACTCAACGATGTCCCGCCTGACCGCTGAATAATCGGTGACATTTCCTTGGGTGACGTGAAGGATTCCCTTCCGCTGCCAAACGTCATATGGAACCTTGTCCCGCTTGACCCGCTGCTGCAGGTTTTCCTCCGGTATCCAAAAGTGCGGCTGCACCCAAAACGCACCATCGTCCAATGGGAAGAGCAGCACGAAAGCCGTCGTGTCGAAGGTGGTGGCCAGGTCTAGCCCGGCGAAACAGACCCGGCCCGTGAGATCAACGGGGCATGGCACGTTGCCCTTGGCCCAGTTGTGCATGCCAATCCATCGGGTGTCTTGCTCTGTCCAACAGTTCAAGTACAGCTGTTTGAAAGTGTTTTCGTATGCCGGCATTTCCACGGCACGCTGGCACTCACTCCGGAGAAAATCCATCTTCACCGAAACGCCCAAGTTTGGATTGGCGAGGGCCCACGTTTTTTCATCTCGCCAGTCTGCATCCGGCGGGGCACAGAAGATCGCCGGCAGGAATGTCTCGTCTTTGATGGCGCCGGCCCGGACGGACTCCGCGTATTTCCAAACGTCCCAGCAAACTGATTTCTTATCGTGCCCGGCCGTGGTCAATGCCACCGTGAGTGGGTTACGCCTGGCCCCTTGGCTCGACAGCATCACCTCCCACATCTCCCGGTTGCTTACGTGCAGCTCATCGAAAATCACAGAGTGGGCCGAAAGCCCGTGCTGGATTCCCGCCTCGGCAGAAAGTGCCTTGTACGTGGCGTGCGTTGACTCACGCACGATGGCGTTCCGATACACCTTCAGGTGCTGCCGCAGCACAGGCGACTGTTCCACGGCGATCCTGGCGGTATCAAAGACCAGGCGGGCCTGATCACGGGATGCCGCACAGGAATACACCTCGGCACCTGGCTCGTCCTCAAGCATGCACCGCAACGCTATTCCGGCCGCTAGGGTGCTCTTTCCATTTTTGCGAGGAATCGCCAGCAGCGACGTGCGGACCTTGCGCCGCCCGTTCTCTTCAGCGAAGAGCGCCCGCAGGTAATCACGCTGCCACGGCTGCAGCAGGAACGGCTTGCCGCCCAGCTCGCCTTTGGCGTGGGTCAGGTGCTTTTCAAAGAACCGCACCGCTAGGCACGAAGAACACTTGCCGCACGGCTTTTCAGCCGAACATGAGGCGGTCTTCGTCGTCGTTGGCCGCTTGTTGCTCAACGGCTGACACTCTCGCCAAGGCTGACGCCGTAAGTCCGAACTGCTCGGCAAACCGAAGCATGTGCAGCCTGGCGTCCTTCTTTCGATACCACGCAGGGTGATTCATAACCCTACCCTTGTCGTCCATGAACGTGGCACCGTGCTGCTTCAGTTCCTGGTCGGCCTTGACCATATCGGCCATTGAGTCACAGTAGGCCGCCAGCGTGTGCTGGTGGCGGATGCTCATCACCTTGGACGCCTCAAGCATCGGAACAATGCGGTTCCACTCCGCTCGCCCAATGTCGCAAATCCACGCAGGTGGCTCGGGGATACTCGGAGCAACGTCAACGCCTTGCTTGTGCGGCCCTCTAACGCGGGAGCCACGCAGCTTAAGAATCTGCTTAGGGGTCGGCGGTCTTCCCTTAGCCATTAGGCCACACGGCAAAAAGATGGGAACCGGGGCACGCCAGCGTCAGTGAGCTGCTGGTACTTGAATGTAAACACCGCGCCAATCGCCGGCGGTCGCCTACGCATGGCGTCCGTCAATCCTGACGATACGCAAAACTGCGTACCGTCTGGCAGACGTGCCACCAGAGCACCGACTGCATCCGCATTGCGTCCCGTGCCCCCTTCGTAGCCAATCACCGTTGCCTCAGCATCGTGGAACGTCTTGACCTTCAGCAGTGATCCAGACCGTTTCCGCTCGTAACGGCTGGCGGGCTGGCGAAGCATCAGCCCTTCGCCGCCCAGGTGCTGCACCCGGTTCAGTTCCTCGAGCAGATCGGCCTGCCCGCTGCACTGCCGCTGCGGTAATGCAAACGCTTGGCCGCCGCAGTTGGCCAGTGCGTCACGCATGGCGGCATGCCGCTCCTCAAATCCGCCGAGTGCCATCGGTGCATCAAATGCCGCAAACCGCACAGCACGCCATTCATCACCGGCAGACTGCGAACGCACCACGCCAACTGTCTTCTGGAACTGGCCACGCCCGATCCACAGCTCACCATCAAGCGGCTCGCCTTTCGGCAGTTGCCCGGTGAACCAAGCCGGTGCGTTGATCGGCTGCCCATTGCGGGTGATGAGCGTGCGGCAATCCCACACGGCCCGCACGCCGTCTAGCTTTTCGCTCATCCACCAACCGGACGGGTCTGAGCCGGCCCACGTCTTTGCAAGCAGCACACTCATGGCGTCACTCCAGGCCAAGGGCGGAAAGCGTCACGATGGCTGGGGCACAGCCCTGCGGCGAGATCGTCCACGAATACCACGCACCGCCTGGATGCCGTGACGGCGGCAGCACAGACTGGGCCGGCTTGCCGCCGATCCGCACTTCGTAGCCACCGATTTTCCGCCAGCCACATTCCGGCAACGAGCCAGCCAGCCGAAAGATGCGGTGCTCGCCTCGGCCGCTGGTGTACGTGGGGGTCTTGGCATCACTTAGGCCCAACTGCCGCACGATGCTGCGGCCTTCAGCGTCATCAAACTCCACGTCAATTAGGCCACCGAACCCGCAGAGCAGGCCGACGTTGTAGCCCTGCTCGAGCCACTCCGAAATCAGCTGCGGCGACTGTGTTGCGGACTCATGCCAGCCGGTGCCGAGCGGCTTTTTGCTTCGCCGGCCAACCTTTACGCAGGCGGCACCGTGCTCGAGAAGCGCCATCAGATCGGCATCACACGCAATGGCAGTGGGCATCGAAAGTCTCCGTTGAAGGTGCCCAATCGTAGGCATTATTTCATCGGATTTTCAATCCCATGCACATGCATTTTGTGCATGAAAAATAGTGCCGAAACGCACTTTTTGGTGGCCCGCAAAAGTGGCTGCAACGACACAGTGTCACGCAGGACGCCAGCCGGTTTTGGGTGCGTCAGACACCCGATGCCGCCAGCCGCCCGCCACAGGCCGAAAGCGGCTGCCCCCAGGGGCCCGTATTTTCGGCCCCGCGTGCACGCCGG